GCACCACGGTCACGGTTACGGCAAAGGGCAACGGCACCGCAACTATCACGGTCAAGGTGGCTGAGGGCAGCAACTACAAAGCCCCGTCTGATGCGACCTGCTCCGTCACTGTGGCATACGCCAATGTGTTCGGTGTCTGCTGGAACTACGGCAGCACCTCCACGGCACTGTCCCGCCTGACCAAGAGCAATGACCCCAATGGGCTGGTCACCGTCAACATCACCACTGAGCCCAGCCCCGCAGTCGGCACCGGCTCCGGCAGTTCTCCGTTCGATAACTACGCCCCTTGGAGCGGCATGGATGAATACAACATCATCAGCAATGCCGTGTCCTACAAGAAGGGCGCCAGCGGCTTCTCCCGCACCAGCAACGATACGATGGTGTTTATCCCGGAGTATTACTTCAAAATCGTGGACGACAGCTCCAACAGCAAGCGGTACTTCTATGTCTGCGACAAGGCCAAGAGCGGCTTCACCAAGCACCCCGGTTCCGGCAAGTATGTCGGGCGGTACAATACTATCTCCGGCTACTACTCCAAGTCTGGTGCTGCTCCCCTAACGAACATCGCCAGGGCTACTGCTCGAACAAATTCCAAGGCCAAGGGCAGCAAATGGAGCTTGCATGACTTCGCCTCCTGGTGTGCTGTGTGGCTGCTCTATTTGGTCGAGTTTGCAGACTGGAACAGTCAGGGCAAAATTGGTCTCGGAATCTGCGGCGGCGCATCGTTGACAAATTGCGGTGCTACGGACAGCATGGCCTATCATACCGGCACAGTTGCAACAGCGAAGACAACGGCCGGCGCTGTGCAGTACCGCCACATCGAAAACCCCTGGGGCAACGTGTGGGAATGGATCGATGGCGCCAACTTCAACAACCGGGCGGCCTACATCTGCACGACTCCCGCTAACTACGCCGATGACACAACCACAAACTATACAGCTGCTGGCGTCACGCTGCCGTCTTCTGGGTGGATCAAGACGCTCGGCATGAGCGACGCCTTCCCGTGGGCGTTCCTCCCGAACGCCAATGGAGGAAGTGAGACTACCTGCATCCCGGATTACGTGGACTCGGATACCGGCTGGTGCGTCCTCATGGTGGGCGGCGGCTATTACAATACTGCCGGGAATGTCGGTCTGTTCGATTTCAACGCCTACTACTCTTCGTCGAGTGCCGGCAGCCACGTCGGTGCGCGGCTCCTTTTCAATCCCTAACGGGGGGCCGGGGGTCGCAACCCCCGGAGCTGACAGGTCTGCGCTCTCTTTCGTATAGAGGGCGCAGTCAGTCAGTATGGGGGCCTGGGGGCGAAGCCCCCAGTTTATAGATTTTCAAAATAACGCATTTCGTTATTTCCTCCCATTTTTCCGTATGCCCCCTGGCTGCGGAGATATAATCAGCAATGGGACTGTCTGCACAGTGCGCCGGGGTTGTTTCCGGTACGTGAACTCGAATACCGGCTGGTACGTCCTCATGGTGGGCGGCAACTATAACAATACTGCCGGGAATGTCGGTCTGTTCAATTTCAACGCCAACAACTCTTCGTCGAACGCCAACAGCAACGTCGGTGCGCGGCTACTTGTTTATTTCTTTCATTGTGCAGGCTATTCCTCACCGCTTGGTGAAAATATTGCCGGGAGGACAGGGTTTAGTAGGTTAGTTCTCGAGGAACCTTGCAGGCAAACAAGGAGCGCATGATGAAAGAGAACGCTTCAAAGACGAAAGCCCCTAAAAAGGCTGGATTCCTCTATGACAAGATGATGGATCGTGACTTTATTCGCACTGTCATCTTAGACGCCGCCAAAGGAAAGCGGAAGCGGCGTGAGGTCCGCCGGGTGCTTGCCAACCTGGATGACTACGTTGAAAAGACCTATGATATGCTCAAGTCGGAGAGCTTTGTTCCTACACAGCCGAAGGAGAAAGAGATTTTCGACGAGAGCAGTCAAAAATGGCGCATCATCAAAATGGTACCCTTTTGGCCGGATGCCGTTATGCACTGGCTCATGGTTACCGCTATGAAAGATGTCCTGATGCGTGGGATGTATCATTGGTCCTGTGCATCCATCCCCGGGCGCGGCGGGAAACGGGTAAGGCAATACCTTAGTCGCGCCATGCGGGACGACCCCAAGGGCACCAAGTACGCCGCAGAACTGGATGTGAGGCACTTTTACCCCAGCATATCCATCCGGAGACTGATACGAGCACTCGCCCGGAAGGTCAAAGATAAGCGGTTTTTGAGACTGGTTTATGCCGTCCTTGAATCCTGTGGTGGTGGACTTGCCATCGGCTATTATATCTGCCAATGGCTGGCGAACTACTTCCTGGAGCCGCTGGATCACTTCATCTGTTCACTGCCAGGCGTCAAGTACTACACCCGGCACATGGACAACTTAACTCTGCTCGGCCCCAACAAAAAGCTTCTCCACAAGGCGGTCCGGGCCATTGAGCAATTTTTGATGGAAAAGCTCAGGCTTACACTAAAGGGAAACTGGCAGGTGTACCGGACGAGCTTTACTGCTGCTGCCGCCAAAAGGCACACCCTTTTGGACGAAAGGAAGCAGAAACTGCAGAAGCCCCGCATGGTGTCGGCTGTCGGCTTCCGCTTCTCTCACACCCACGTTATCCTACGCAAAAGGAATTTTCTGCGCTTTACCCGTCAATGCCGCAGGGTGAAGAAACGGCTGGACGCAGAGAAGCCTATCGTGTTTCGGCAGGCATCTGGCCTTCTGAGCCGAATCGGGCAGTTGAAGCACTGCGACAGTCATGAAATCAGGGTCAAGTATGTTGACCCTATCGGAGTTAAAAATCTGAAGGAGGTTGTGCGAAATGAAAGTAAGAGGCGACAATGCTCCCAGCAACGCCTTTACGCTGGAGGAGCAGCCTAAGAAGCCTGGCTTTGCCCTGGTGCGTTTCTTTGAGAATGTCCAGGCATTCGAGGAAACACAGGGTGAGCTGACTGTCAGCGGCTATGAGTATGACGAGTATCATCTGGAATTGCCGTTGTATGACGGCCTGACCGATGACATTCTCAACAGCTTCGACGGGTATCTTGCCCAGGCGAAGCTGCTGGAAGCAGAAGGCAAGACCATCCCCACGCTGCAGCAGAAGGTGGCTGACCTGGAGGAAGAAAAGGCCGCACTGAGTGAAAAGGTGACCAGCCTGGAGAACCAGGTTACAGACGCCCAGGTTGCTCTGTGCGATGTCTACGAGCTGGCATTGGGAGGTGCTGTGTAATGGCCAAAATCTATGCGGAACTGATTCGCAAAGGGAAAAAGACCATCGAAGATGTGCCGGAACACCTGCGTGACGAGGTGCTGGCACTGCTGAAAGAGAATGGAGCCGAGGGCGTATGAGCCCCCGGCTCTTTCTTTTAACCATTCTGCTGAGAAAGGAGGTGGACACGATGGCCGTTGTCTATGCCACCTTGATTATCAAGGGCAAGAAGACCATTGACCAGGTTCCTGCGCTCATTAAGCCGCAGGTCGAGGAGATCCTGGCCGATCTGGAGGTCGCCGTTTAATGCGGCAGAGGGGCGCACCGAACCAGTGCGCCCCTCCAAACTAATTTCAATCGTCAGGGGGAACCAATGTGAGTGTAAAAGAAGTCCTTTGGGGCGGGGGTGGATTGCTGGTGATCCTGACGCTGATCCAGATATCCCCCTTGAAAATCGACCCGTGGTCTGCGCTGGCAAAAGCCATCGGGAGGGCAATCAACGCCGATGTTCTGGAGCGGGTCAACAGCTTCGAGAAGAAGCTGGATGATATGAGTAAGCAACTAGATAATATGCGGAACGAGGAAGCGGAGAGGAACGCTGTGGAGTGCCGCACACGCATCCTGCGCTTCGGCGATGAAATCCTGCATGAGATGGAGCACAGCAAAGAACACTTTGACCAAATCCTGCGGGATATTACATCGTATGAGCATTACTGTAACTCCCACCCGAATTTCCCGAACAACAACACCGTTATCACGACACAAATCATCAAAGACACCTACCGCAAGCGGTGGGATGAGCACGATTTTCTGTAAGGAGAGATAGACGTGTATCAAGGAAAGCGAGCGGTGCCCGAGAAAAACCGCATGGAGACCAGCATTAAGTTCTGCCTCCTTTGTGTGGCGCTGGGCGTGGTCAATGTGACAGTTTACTGGGTGGCTGTGTTCCGTGGGCTTTCCCCTGATGCAACTGTCGCCTGCACCGGCATGGTGGAAATGATCGCCCCGGTGCTCGGCTACTACATCTATCAGGCCAAGCTTAAGGACAGCCGCAATAAGTACGGCATTTCTCCAGATGGTACCCCATATCAAAAGACCAACGGCGAGGAACCGGAACAGTCAATACCGAATGAAAATGAGGAGGCAAGCGGATGAACCTTATCGACATTACACCAATTATCAATGCGGTGGTGGCGCTGATCGCAGCAGCGGTCAGTGCTTTTTTGATTCCCTGGATCAAGAGCAAACTCACCGCCCAGCAGCGCAACGAACTGGTAGCCTGGGCGAAAATCGGCGTCGCAGCTGCAGAGCAGGTTTATACCGGCTCAGGCCGCGGAGCGGAGAAGAAACAGTATGTCCTCGACTTCCTGGCCTCCAAGGGGCTGACCATTGACGAGGATAGCGTAAACGCCGCCATCGAAGCGGCTGTCAAACAGCTCAACACGGAGGGGCTGACAATCGAATAACTGAGGGGCTGGATCGTCCAGCCCCTTTTTCTCTTTGCGAGGAGGTATTGCAATGAGCAACAGCAAATTGATTTCCTACACCAAACTATCGCCGAACAATTCAGGGAAACGGAACCACGCTATCGATACCATCTCCATCCACTGTATGGCCGGGAACCTGAGCGTGGAGAGCTGCGGCGCCCTGTTCGCCGATTCCAGCCGCAAGGCCAGCAGCAACTACGGTATCGGCTCTGATGGTCGTATCGCCTTGTATGTGGACGAGGCCAACCGCTCCTGGTGTACCTCGTCCAGTTCGAACGACAACCGGGCTATCACCATCGAGGTCGCCAACACCGAGGCAAAAGACCCGTGGCCTGTTTCTGATGCTGCCTACGAAAGCCTAATCAAGCTGCTGGTGGACATTTGCCAGCGCAATGGCATCAAGCAACTGCTTTGGAAGGCCGACAAGAGCCTGATCGGGCAGGTGGACAAACAGAATATGACTGTGCACCGCTGGTTTGCGGCCAAGGCTTGCCCTGGCGAATGGCTCTATAGCCGCCACAGCCAGATTGCCGCCGAGGTGAATAAACGCCTGGGCGTGACAACCACACAGACCACCACCGCATCGGCGGCGACCACCACCAGCAATTATCTGGTCACCATCACCGCCTCGGTGCTGAATGTCAGAAAAGGCCCTGGCACATCCTATGGGATTGCCACGCAGGTCAAGAAGGGCGAGGTATACACCATCGTCCAGACGCAGGGCAACTGGGGCAAATTGAAATCCGGTGCCGGATGGATCTGCCTCGACTACTGCAAAAAGAAGTGACACAACGAGACCCCCTCATGGGCTGTTTTTCGCAGCCCGTGAGGGGGTCTTTTTCTT